GCCTTAGCTCTTTCCTTCGTTGGGGGTTATAATGATTTTAATCTTGTCGGAGACTTCTAGATTACCTTCATCGTCGACTTGTTCGAACATGTTCTCTGCAATCAACTGCAGTGGATGACTGATGCCCGAGAGCTTGCAGAGGAAGGATCTAGCAGCCTCTACTATCATCGCACCGTGCTTTAGACACTCATTGGATTCATCATCGGTCGCAAAGCCGGCGACAGAGAAGCTCTCGAATAATTTAGGTACTACGAGTTCAAGAGTCTCTTGAATGTGAATCTGTCGAACTAGATCGAGATTCTCTTCGACCTGCTCCAGAGTCAGCGATGGCGGCCTAGAATTCTTACCTGGAAATTGAATTATGTTGTTCGAAGTACCCATAAATGTATTATATCCTGGTTCGACGATATGTCAATAATTATTTAGAGTTTCAAGTTTTTTGGATCAAGAGCATCCCTATATCTTATCCGCTGAGAGATAGCATGTAGGATCATCATATGGACATCTTCAACTACACCGTAGTTGGTCGATGGGACATGCACATTGATCTTAGACATCAACGATGCCTGACCACCAGTGAATCCAGTAAGTGCGACTGTTGTAGCACCTAGGGCGTTTGCTTCGGTGATACCGTTTACGATGTTCGGTGAGTTCCCGCTTGCAGAAATTGCCAGTACTACATCACCGTACTGACAGCGGTAGTAGCGAAGTTGTCTGGAGAATATATGTTCATATCCAACATCGTTTGCTAGGGCTGTAACTAGAGGACCGTTGCTAGCTAGACTGATTGCCTTTGCCGTCAGGATATCATACTTGTTAGTATCTTCGTTCAGTCCCTTCATGTAGTCACAGACCCAGTGATCTGCGCTGGCCGCCGAACCACCGTTGCCCATGATATAGAGTCTAGCGCATCCATCGATTGCTTTGAAAGCAGCTTCTAGAGTATCAGGGTTGACCTGCGCGACGGCAAGACCAACAGACATAAAGTATTCGTCAAAGCTCTTCATCAGACTTGCGTTGCTACGCTCCCTTGATCTGTGAACCTGAAATAGAACTGCCTGTACTCTTTAAGGGCAGTTCTCACGTTGTTTCTAGCTTGAACAGAAGGCACATACAATAGCATGTATCCGCCACCGCCAGCTCCTAATATCTTACCACCCAGAGCACCCGCACGTCTTGCAGACTCATACATGCTATCTATGTGTGGGTTGCTTATACTGCTGGCTAGCTTCTTCTTCTCCATCCAGCCGTCATGTAGAAGAGAACCAAAGTCGTCAAGCCTGATGTCCTTGAGATATCTCAGGGCTGTATCAGCCATATCTACGAGTCTCGCGGTTGATTCGACAGTAGACTGATTGTCCTTGAGATTCTTAACCTGCTGATCTAGGATGCTAGACGTCTGTCTAGTCATTCCAGTACTGAAGCACATCAAGCGCTCGTTGAGAATAGCGAGTGTAGAATGCGTTACCGGCACCGGTGTTACCTCTACATCGTTGCCATCAAAGCGAATCGAGTTGAATCCACCATAGGCGGCAGCATATTGGTCTTGCTTGCCGATTGGCTCACATAGATCCTTGATCTCGATATCACATGCCGATTCTGCGAGATCTCTTCTATTATAACCCAAGACCTTCAAGTTGTACATGGCATTTATCAGTCCTACTGTGTAGGATGAGCTCGACCCAAGACCGGACCCCTTGGTCGTGATATCAGAGAAGCTAGCGATCTCTATGCCGGTTTGGACGTTGAATCGCTTTAGGACAGCTTTAGCTCTAGTATGCTTGATCTGATCTACATGGTCTGCCTGCTCGAGCTCCGAATACACGACTCTGACATGCTTGGGTTCGCAACGATTGACCGCTATCTGGATGTAGCGGTCAATCGTCGTCGATATGACTAGGCCTGGATTCGTCTCGTAGAACTGAGGAATATCGCTGCCGCCTCCGAAGAAAGATACTCGAAGTGGCGTCCTCGTTACTATCATTACACTTTATACCTGAACATCTTCTTAGGAACCTCACGGGATTCTGCAGTCGGATACTGATGCTTAAGGGTGTTGAGAACATCCTCCCACTGACGAGCGATCTTAGTGATGTTGAAGCGGTTGTCCGCATACATCTTCGTGTAGCGAAGATAGTTCTGCGTGTTTTCCTGGTTGACGATAGAGATGGCATGGTCTAGAAGATGATAGAACTTCTCTGCGTGTGCTTGATGATCGTCGATATACTGGTACATCGATGTCAGATTACCAGACGTATCAGAGAGCCCGGCGAGATTGGGATGAAGACAGAGAGCGCCAGCACTCATAGCCTCAATCAACGCCCTGCTGTTGCACTCGTACCAGATAGAAGGATAGGCGAATATGTGTGCCTTCTGCAGGGTCTCACGCACCTTCTCGTTAGGTGACGACCCGTGGTAGACGATCCTAGGATGATTCTTGCAGCGATCGAACAGCTCTTGGAACTGCTTGTCTGCATCGGACCAACCATAGATGGCGAAGCTGGAGAAGACATCGAGATAGATGTTGTCATGCTTCTTTGCCAGCTCTTCAAACACGGGAACCAGTAATGATAGGCCGCGCTGAGGAGTAGAGGTGTAGATCAGTCTGATCTCTTCCTTTGACTTCTCTTGATACTCGATGGGCTGAATCGGAGTTTCAAGGACCACACACTTGTCGTTCTGCGGAATGCCAAGGAAGTTCAAGTAGCGGTTGTACTGCCAGTGTCCACAGAAAACCATCTTGTGGAAACGATCACGACTCGGCTGCTCCTTGAGATGATTAGTCTCAGGATCCTCCGGCAGATCGTGTAGGTGATAGATGCGGATCTTGTCTTCCTTGATGTTCCTGACCCGTGAGGGAATGATCTGGAAGTCCTGTAGTAGATCTTCCGGAAGATTACTTTGAATCATACGGCAGGTCTGTTCAGTCCCACCGTTTGACTTCTGCTGCATTTCATTAAAATCAAAACCTGCCATTACGATACTCCCACGCAGACATCATCATCTTATCTAGATCGTCAGCACCATAGAGGTACTTGAACTTTGTCTGCTTCATGAATTTGTTTGGATCAGCGACTAGGAACGGAGGATCACCAACTCGGCGAGGTCCTTCTACGACCTCAACTGGTGAGCACTGCTTCACGAAGCAGTCAACCATCTGACGAACCGAGTAACCTTCGTTGGTACCAAGGTTAAACTTGTGATGGCAAGGTTCCTGCGTCTCGAGATATTTATCTGCATGAATTAGAGCCCTGCAGACGTCTACTACGTGTAGATAGTCACGAACTGTCGTGCCATCAAATGTCTTATAGTCAGTGCCGTTGATGGTAAACGGCTCCTTCTTCATAGCACGATCACAGAGCTGATTGACGATGTGAGGTGTTTCTGGTAGCTGGCCGACATCACCATAAGCACCGATCACACAGAAGAAGCGAAACGATACGGCTCGGATATGGCCAAGCTTATAGTACGAGTCAAGCATCTGCTCGGTCCAGAGCTTGGACTTACCGTAGTTATTAGGGGGATCAAGTCGACTAGTCTCTTTTAGAATACGATTGGAGAGACCATATGTTGCCGCTGTACTAGCAAAGATCAGCTTTTGTGTGGGTCGCAACTCGCTAATGAGAGACAGCGTTTTTGTTGTATTGTTCTCAAAGTAGCGCAGAGGATCAGTTGCACTAGGACCGAGCAGGCTGTTGGCTGCTAAGTGGAAAATCGTAGCGTTTTTGTATTCATTATAGATGTGGATGGCGTTTTCTGAAACAAAGTCATCCACAAGATAGTCATTGCAGTATTCAACCCGCGCTTCACCATTCATCCAACTTACTTGCGCACGCGAATCACTATCGATTCCTACAACGAAATATCCTTCCTCACGTAGCATCTTACAAAGAACGGAGCCTATGTACCCATAGGCTCCAGTCACGATTGCTGTTTTCATGGCAGCTTCTTGTATGCGCCTTCAAAATCAGTTGGAACGTTCCAAGGCTGATCACACGGCCGACCCCAGTTCTCCATAGGAGCATCGACCTCGAACCCATGCTCCTTGAACACTGCATCCCACCAAGGCTTGTGCTCCATAGTTACATGATAGTCCTTATCCGGGAAGGTCGCGACAGAGCAAACGAACACACCACCATCAACCATGTTGTTTCTGAGGGTAGTCAGCAGCTGAGGTAGATCTTCCTTGTGAATGTGCTCGAGAACATCCCAAGCAGAGATCGCATCGAACAGGATCTTGTTGCCTTGCTCATCTTCAAAGTGAAAGGGCTTGGTAACGTCAGCGGTGAACAGATAGTCGGGAATAGTAGCCCACTCGGCACGCTTGTTCTTCTGGGAGTAGTCGCTGCCCTCAACGCCAACAGCAAATACTCCCTGAGCCAGGAACTGGTAGACAAATCCACCGCCGGCACAGCCGATGTCCATGTACTTCATCGAGGGTCCGCCACAGCGGCGGATCAGCTCACGGACGTAAACACCGTTCTTGGTGTTATCACGCATTGTGCCAAAGGGCTCAACGTGATCAGCACTCTCGTAAGCAATCGGATGGTCAGTAATAATCTTAGCCTTTAGCATTCTCAATCCTTTCGCGTAGGCTTGAAGAGCTCCAATCATGGAACCTATCGATATAGACGATCTTTATTCCTCTCGCGGAACAGATGTCTTCGCCAGTAATTTGTTTGGAGATATAATCCGAACCAATGAAACGAACATTGAAGGCGCAAGTGGCCAGTATGTTCCTTAGGTCATTTTCAGTATCATAGGGTATAACACCATGCACGAATTTAACAGCTGCAAGCTGTGAATGTCGTTCAAATGTAGTTTGAATTGGCTTGTTCTTTTCAGGCCGATCAATTGTGGGATCGGTATGAAGGCCTACCCACAATTGATCACATAGTTCGCTTGCAGCTTGCAGAAGATAGATGTGCCCTGGATGCAGTAAGTCAAATGCACCACAGGTGAATCCTCTAATCATTCAGCCTCGCGAACTTCTTCAGCTACATCGGTGTCAAGCGTAGCATTGCGCTTGATGAAGCCACGACGAATGGTCTTAGCACCGAAGTAACGAACGACTAGAGACTCGACAACGCGTTCATCGAACGGCTTGCAGCTGAACACATCCAGATACATGGTATCGTTCTCGTCGACGAAGTGAGCGCAGATATTGGACGTCTCGATCAGCTGCACCAGGGTATAGCCTGCCTTATCGCCGCTACCAAACTTTACAATCTGTGGTTCCCCATAGGCAACCATGTCGATGTCCTTCACCAGCTGCTTGGTGAAGTTGTAGATGGTATCGTGGTCAGTAATTGCATCGTGATTGCAACCAGCAGCGTCGATGATGGCATGATAGCCCCAGTAACGTTCGTCCATTTCTGTTTTGTTCCTTTAATAAGCGTCGATAACTACGGCGTAAAACACCGACTCAATGCGGAACGAACGCCAACCGTTCGCCCCAAGATCCCAGACAGCAAGGACTTCTGGGTTTTCTTTGTGAAACATCTTTTCCTCTGCCTGCTCTTCGAGGTTGTTTCGATAGCTTTCAGGGAGAAGATGATTCGAGAGAGTGCATCGCATTACGCGATTCTCGCCGTTTGTCTTGGTGAAGTGAACCTCGACCACATTGGAACGAAGGTCCTTCAAGAGAGTATCGCGTTGATACAGCATTATATATCTCCTACTCGTTCAGCAGAGTCTTAGCAGATCTAGCTTGCTCTTCAAGATAGCTGCTCAATTGATTATAACCCCCGATATAGAAACCGTCAACCACGATTATCGGGAAAGTCTTAGCTTCCGGAAACTTCTCTTGGATCTGACCTCTGGTAAGATCGCGATGTAGCTTATACTCATTGAACTGCATCATATGCTTGGCAAGAGTGGTCTTAGCCATAGCACAATACGTGCAGTCGTCCTTAGTATAGACGTCAATGACCATTATCGAATTACTTCCATAGCAGCAGCATTGATCACCGTGTAGACGGATTGAGCGTCACTCAGGCCTCTGAAGTAGTTAACGTACTTATTGATAGCCTGCTCATCGCTGATAGCCTCGACGAGTCGCAGCTGCTTGGCTACCATGGCCCCGCTCCCGGGCATGCGGGAGGCGAGTTGAACTTCACCCTCAACCAGGAACAGTCGCGACTGCCGCTGGGAGCCAACCATGCGATGGTTCTCTGGGTCTGTTACAGTTACATTCTCTTGCAAGATTTGTTGGTTGACAAACGATGCAGGGTCAGTGCGATATCCCTGCGGCGCTATCTGATAGTTGCTATCAAACTTAGCGTCGTCATCCTCATAGTTAAACGGAACTGCAGGCGGCTGGTATACGACCTCTTCCTGTTCGACTGTAGACTTGTTCTTGCTACCCTTTGGACGTGCCATGATTTTCTCCTTCAATGTTTCAAAGTAGTTCAATAGTTTCATTGGTCATACCACATTCACGTGCGTTTAAGACAATATCTCGATACGTAGAACCATTACTCCTCTACGCTCCATTCCTACAGCTCTCGCCGACCCAAGGGATAGATCAAACTCTCTACCCTTGATGAATGGACCTCTATCATTGACTCTAGCTACCACACTTTCTCCGGTTTCCGGATTAGTGAATCTAACCATTGTGCCGAACGGTAAGGACTTGTGAGCTACTGTATGTCCCATTGGATTGTATCTCTCTCCGTTGGCAGTAACCTTACCATGTCTATACCAAGAAGCTCTAGCATTGTAAGATCTTACAACAGTAGGCGTCATGACGGCGGCGTTGTTGTCGCTTTCGTTTTGTATTTGAGCGTTAGTTTCAACCTCGACAGTCTCAACGACTATCTCAACCTCGCCAGCTTGTAGGCTGACTACACGATCCTCCGAGATGATATGTTCACGTGTTTTGATTGTACCTTGTGCTGCGTAGTTCACGCAAAATAGTAAAACGCTCAAACCCAAAAGCGCGACCAGTGTGCGCTTTAACAAAGTTTGATCTCCTAATTTCGTTAATGGGCATATGCCCAGTTCCGCAGTATGCGGTCGCAGTCAGCATTGACTTATTTATGCTGCTACCAAACCCTTGTAACGATCTGCAGCGATACTGGCAGCGAACGCATAGGGCTTAACCTTTGGTTCGATGTTGCAGGTACCGATGATGTAGCCGATCGCTTGCGTAACGACGCAGGATGAGCCATAGCGTTCATCAGGGTTAATGTCAAGATGCAACTCACAGAATCGATCATTGATCGTGTCCTGCAACTTCATGTATAGTTCTTGCACCTTGTAGGCCTCATTCATCAGCCTCATAGCCGGCTTTCCAACCTTACGGTCGTAGTCAAGTTCCCTGGTGATCTCACCAAAGATCTTGCAGCCATGCTTACCATCGATATGAACCACGACGACGGAGGCATAATCTGCATACCACTTCTCATCGCGAATGAATCTCTCGGAGTCGCAGCCGATGTAGATCTTCGAATTCGTTGATGTGTTTTGAATATATGCTTTTACTTCGTCTAGGTTCATACGCATGGTTTACTTCTTTCGATTGTTTCTCATGTTCTTCCTCTTCTTTGAGCCGATCTTTCGGCGGCCCTTTCGAGGTCTGTTCTTAGCTGGATGTGCCATATCTCTACTCCTTCAACACACAGATTCATTGTATCAGGTACTGACTGAAAAGTCAACATTTTTTAGGTGTGATCGATGTACCTTCACCATGATCCAGTCATTATAAAATGAATCAGACTCTAGAACGTTGCACTCAAATTGAAGTTTAGCCTCAAAGTAATTACATTCACCCTTCGAAACACACAGACGCATTATATCCCGTCTGAACTTATCCTCACCTAGAGATTCTACGTCTGCTAACAGTGTCTTGTTCGAACCCCAGTAGGTTCTCCAATCAGAGTCCACGAGGAACTTCTTTTTCTTACCCTTTACCTGCTTGCTTCTCTTGAACTTCAAGAGCTTCTTGCCGATGTATCTTTTACCATTGGTTAAGTTCGTTATGCAGTAGACAAATCCAATATAAGACTCTAGGATGGTCTCGTCGATCGGTTCAAATTCATAATACCATGTCATAGGGGGAGCTCCTTCTCCCCCTACTTATACTAGAAATCTTCGCGGCCTCCGTCGGGCCATTCATCTTCCTCGTCTTGTGTTGATTCATAGTCGTCAATGATCGCGTCTAGCTCGTCTGACACGCCGTAGCATTCGCGAAGATCATCGAGTGTCATACCGTGTCGAAGAAATATACCTACTATCTCTTCGAGAGCGCCATCAACATCCAACTCATCAACACATGATGTTAGTGTCTCTACTACGTCGATTAATAGCTGTGGCTTCATAGTGCTAGTCCTTTTAGTGAGTCAGTCGACACGTCCTTCTTTACGCCGCCGACGATGTAGGATGTGATTTGTGTTTCCTGTGGAGCAACCTGTACCTCGCCTCCACTGATCCACTTCTGCGTCCATGGCAAAGGATTGGATCCAGTCTTGTACTGCAGAGGCAGACCAACAGCCTGCAGCCTGCGATTGGTAATCCACTCAACATACTCATTTAGGAGAGTCTTATTCAGCCCGATCATCGATCCATCCTTGAACAGGTAGTCAGCCCATGCCTTCTCCTGATCAGCCGCATCCACAAACATCTTGATGCACTGCTCCCTAGTCTCGTCACGGATCTTTGCAAAGTCAGCATCGTCCTGCGGCAGTATCTTGAGCAGATGTTGTGTGGCTGCAAGGTGCAGGTTCTCATCACGAGCAATCAGCTTGATGATCTTGGCATTGCCTTCCATCTTCTTGACCTCAGCAAACGCCCAAGAGCAAGCGAAGGAAACATAGAAGCGGATGCCCTCTAAGATGTTGACCGACATCAGAGCCAGCCAAAGAGACTTCTTGTGGTTATACAGCACTTCCTCTGAGTGTAGGAAGGCATCGCCGTGGTAACCTGTGATCTGCGCTAGGTTGTTGTAGTGGATCAGATCATCGTAGTTCTTTGAGATGTCCTTGGCGCAGTCGACGATCTCCTCTATGTCCATCATCTCGTCAAACACCTTAGACGGATCAGGATAGACATTGCGAATGATGTGGCTATAGCTGCGAGAGTGGATCGTCTCAGAGAATGCCCAGGTTGCAATCCAAGTCTCAATCTCGGGCAAAGATGCGATAGGAAGGAACGCGACGTTAGGTGAGCGACCCTGAACCGAATCCAGCAGGATCTGACGCTTCAGATTGCTGGTGAAGATGTGTTGCTCATGCTTAGTAAGACTCTTGAAGTCCTTGGCATCGCGGACAACCTCGACTTCCTCTGGGCGCCAAAAGAAGCCGAGCTGCTGGTTGATCAGCTTCTCGAAGATAGGATACTTCTGACGATCATAGCGAGCGATAGTTACAGGATCATCAAGAAAGCACTTAGCAGTAACGAAGTTCTTCTTGTTAGTAGAATCGAATACGCTATAGGTCATATCATCCTTCCTCGGATTTCATATACATTACTGTGTTAGTATCACCAAGGGCCCACTTAGACTCAGCCTCTACAGACCACTTCCTGCTTGCCACCCTAAAATCGGGGAACTTGAGCTGCTCTGGATTATTGGATGGTTCTAGGATGATGGTTCTGTTGTTAGGCTGTGCAGCGAACTGACCATTGTCACATCTAATGAAGTTAAAGGACTTGTGATCCTCGTAGTCTTCACTAAAGCCGGTATTTAGGACGTTGCAGTCAGGGAACGAGCTATCGACTGTAAACATGTAGGTGCCCCATGTCCACTGCTTGTTCTTATTCAAGAACTTGCATCTCAGTCCACTGATCAGCTTCTTCTCTAGGATCGTGATGTCGTACGACATGCAGTCCCAAATCTGCAGGTAGTCAAGCGGCAAGAGCTCTTCTGTGATCACGTCCGTCCGCCAGACGTAGGCGCAGATCGGGAGCTTGTCATACAGAGCACCGTAGTTGTGCAGGTACGACTCGATCCTAAACGCCTCGCCTCTGATAGACTTGATTGACACCCAGAAGCATGGCTCAAACTCACCATACCCTTTCTCGAAGTTGTAGAGAAACTCTTTTCTCACATAGCATCTAACTGGTGGTGTGTTAGCGATTAGGTGTGCCAAGTTGTTTATCCTTTTGATCAGATCTTGCAGCTATCGCAGTCTTCTTCGCCTGCTTCTGACTTCTCAAGCTCAGGCATCACTACTGCCTCACCGGCATTGTCAGCCGTGTTGAAGTAGTAGAGCTGCTTACCACCATAGCGATAGAACATCACGATGTGCTTGATCAGTTCGGACAGAGGAATCTCTTCACCCTCATAGAACTTAGGATTGTAGCTGGTGTTCACAGAGATGCCTTGGTCGATGAACTTCTGCAGCACTGCGCAGATCTTCAGATAACCTTCCGGTGACTTCTGATCCCATAGCAGATCGTACTTGTTCTTGAGCTTACGAACTTCAGGAACAACCTGCTTGAGCACTCCATCCTTTGATACCTTGACGGACACCAGAGAGCGAGGAGGCTCAATACCATTCGTCGAGTTTGAGATCTGTGCAGACGTCTCAGCCGGCATAAGCGCCATCAGTGTCGAGTTGCGGATACCGACATCACTGAGCAGGTAGCGAAGAGACGTCCAGTCCATCTTATATACTGGATCTACCAGTTCGTCAACT